TGGTGCTCCGCATGGGGGTAGGTTTTGGTGATAGCTGTGGGTATGGGTTATTTACTACAGGTGTCGTATGGTGAGTGAGGATGTTGTTGGGGTAGTTGCGAGGGGGATTTATGCGGCGTTCGCTCGGCCACTTGAGGGCAAGCGGCCCTTCTTTGATCAGTTGCCGGCGGACGCGCGGTTGTTTCTTCGTGCACAGGCTCGGGCTGGCATTCAGGCGCTGCGGAACAATGTTACCGACAGTATGGTTGCAAGTGCTGAGGAGTTGGGTGATGGTACGGATTATGAATCGATCTTCGTGATGATGATTGATGCGGCACTGAAAGGGGATATTCAGTGAGGTTTGAGGACGCTGTCTCGGTCATGCGCGGGCCGAGGAACATGCATATCATTTGTATCGACGTCACCAACAAGTGTGATCTGGCTTGTTCCAACTGCACTCGTCTTCTGGGCCAGCAGACTGAGTTGTGGGAGATGACGCCGGAGAACTTCCGCTTGGCGCTTCAAAGCCTTAAGGGGTATTGGGGGATTGTGGCGATGATCGGGGGTAATCCCTGCATGCATAGCCGGTTTCCAGAGCTTTGTGAGATTTTCAAGCAGGAGTTCCCGGAGGTTTTGCAGAGGGGTATCTGGACCAATAACCCGTTCAAGCATGAACAGTTGTGCATAGAGACGTTTGGTACTTTCAACCTCAATGCTCATGGCGAGGCACGCGCTCAGGAACCTCTGACCAGGCTGACTGAGGCTGCGAAGGCCAAGCAGGGTATTGCCTGGACCTATCTGGGGCACTCGGTCCATGCCCCGCTCCTGACCGCGATAAGGGACATCTATGCCGAAGGCGAAATGTGGGAAAAGATCAGCCGGTGTGACATCAACCGGGAATGGTCGGCCTCGATCGTCCAGAACGCACAAGGGGAACTCAGGGCCTATTTCTGTGAAGTGGCTGCGAGTTTCGATCTCGCCCGAGGGCAGGATCATGGACTTGCAGTATATCCAGGATGGTGGCAGCGGACGGCCGGGGATTTTGGCGAGCAGATCTCACACTTCTGCCCAGGCTGCGGTGTCGCGGCGAAACTCAAGGGTCGCCAGGATGATGAAGAAACCGACGACTACACCCGCAGCAACGGCGGGATAGCCAATCGGGACCCGAAGCGCAAGACCTTCAAGGTCACCCATCCCAACTTCGAGGTTCGCAGGGTCACCGAATACGGGGCTATCGTGTCATGAGGAAGAAGCCGGTACGTTCCAGACTGGAGAATGCCGTCTGGCTGTTCATTGCAGCACTCGGGCCCCTTGTGTTCGGGATGCTGTATTTCAGGGGATGACATGAGGGACTGGGGCCTGATGCTGATCGCCTACATCACCGGCCTGTGGCTGATCATGGAAGCCTGCCTGTGACTGCCGGCGAGAGAAAGGCGGTCTATATCGTCATGATGATGTGGGCCATGATCGCCGGCTATGTGGAGTTTGCCCTGTGAAGACAGTCGCCGTCGTCACCGCAACCACCGGGCGGGACTCGTTGCAGCGCACCATAGACAGTGTGGCGGCGCAGACCTACCAGTGCCAGCATTATGTTGTCTCCGATGGGGTTCCCACGCCCAATATAACAAGCAATGCATGGCTCATACCGCTTCCCAAGAAGACCGGCGGCAATGGCGTGATGAACGGCGCCATCTGCGCCGCGGCCGGCTTCCTCGTCACCGAGGACTACATCTGCTTCCTCGATGACGACAACTGGTTTGACCCCGACCATATCGAAACCATGATGCAGGCCATCGGGGACAAGGCTTACTGCTACAGTCTGCGCAAGCTCTATGACGGCGACACCTTCTATGCCAACGACGACGGGGAAAGCCTGGGCCATCACGGCGCCATGGTCGATGTCAACTGTTTCCTGTTCAAGCGGGAAGTCTGCTGCGGCATCGCCCCGCTCTGGTATCACAGCAACGGCAAGCTGATGATCGGGGACCGCATGGTGTGGCAGGCGCTCAAGGACAACAACACCCCCTGGGCCGCCACCGGACGCTACACCGTCAACTACCGCATGGGAGCCAACTTCGCCACCAAGGGCTGGTTCTTCCTGCAGAACGCATTGGCAAGGGCGAAATACCCGGATCAGGATTACCCATGGCGGTCATAGCATTTACCGGCACGACCAGATTGCCGGATGATCCCAATGTTGCGCTGGAGAAGGCAAAAGCATGGGGGTTGGAACGTGTTGTTATTTGTGGCTGGACGGAAACAGGGAAATTCCACTTTGGCGGCTCTCATTCCGAACTTGGGGAAACGATGCTTCTGCTGGACATCTGTAAGGCAAAACTGCTGGAAATAGCCATTGAACAGGCCGAGTGATGGAGCACTTCTTCGAGAGAATCGAAGGCTGGTTCAATTGCGAAGACCTCTACCGTGAACGTGTAGCGGTCGCGATCGACGGCGCCAGGTTCGTCGAGGTCGGGGCCTGGAAAGGCCGCAGCGCCGCCTTCATGGCGGTTGAAATCGCCAACTCCGGCAAGCAGATCCACTTCCATGTCATCGACAACTTCAGGGGCTCGGAAGAACACAAGGACCATGACTGTGTCCGCTCTGGAACTCTCATGCAGGAGTTCCTCCAGAATATGCTGCCTGTCTCCGGCCATCATTCCACACTTGTGGCTGACTCGGCCGCCGCAGCCGATTACTTTGCAGACGCCTCAATCGACTTCTGCTATATCGACGCCGCCCACGATTACGAATCGGTGAAACGTGACATCCTGGCCTGGTTGCCCAAGATGAAACCAGGCGCCACGCTGGCCGGCGACGACTATCAGTTCTATCCCGGTGTCAGGCAGGCGGTGGACGAAGTCCTCGGGCAATCTGTGATCGGCGGCATGGGCAACAATGTCTGGCGCTACACATGTCCTTCGACCTGAACCGCTTCTACCGCTTCTGCCGGCAACTCAAGATCGAGAGCAAGGAACACGGCCTTGTCCGGCTGGACTCGATGCTCGGCACTCAGACCTATGTCATGGACGAAATCGGCAAGGGTCTGGAAGACGGCATCCACTTCTTCGTCATCCTCAAGGGACGCCAGCTTGGGATCTCCACCATCAGCCTCGCACTTGATCTATACTGGCTGTTCACCCACCCGGGCTTGCAGGGAACCCTGACCACCCACAACGAGGAAAGCCGTGACCAGTTCAAGTCCACCCTCTCCATGTATGTTGATGGTCTCCCCAAAGAGTGGAAAATACCGCTGGTTCAACACAATAGAAACCAGCTCACTCTCAGGAACAGAGGTCGTCTTTTTTATCAGATTGCCGGAACCAAGGCCAACGGTACTCTCGGTCGTGGTAAAGGTATAACCTTCCTCCACGGCACCGAAACCTCGAGCTGGGGTGACGAGGAGGGACTCGCTTCCCTCATAGCCTCCCTGGCCGAACACAACCCCGACCGGCTCTACCTGTTCGAGTCCACGGCCCGCGGCTTCAATATGTTCCATGACATGTACGTTACCGCCAAACGCGCCCGCACCCAGAAAGCCATCTTCTGCGGCTGGTGGCGCAACCATCTCTACAGTGTCGATTCCGAAAGCCCTATATATAAAGTATACTGGGATGGCCGCCTTCTGCCTGAGGAGAAGGAATGGATCAAGGACATCAGGAAGCTGTACGACTTCGAGATCACCACCCGGCAGATCGCATGGTGGCGCTGGAAAATGGCCGAGGGCATCAAGGACGAAGCCCTGATGTACCAGGAATACCCACCCACCGAAGACTATGCCTTCGTGATGACGGGAACCTCTTTCTTCTCCCATTCCCGCTGCACCGACGCCGCCAAGCAGGCCAAGCAGCAACTGCCGGACTATTACCGCTATGTGATGAAAGCAAACTTCCAGGATACGGAAGTGGTGCGCTCGACCGAGAAACTTGCATCCCTCAAGATATGGGAGGAACCCGTTGACAACGCTTATTATGTCATTGGCGCTGATCCTTCCTATGGTTCCAGCGACCATGCCGACCGCTTCTGCCTCCAGGTCTACCGCTGTTATGCCGACGGCCTCGACCAGGTGGCCGAGTTCTGCACCGCCGAACTCAACACCTACCAGTTCGCCTGGGTCATCGCCCACCTGGCCGGCGCCTACCGCAACTCCACTCTCAATCTGGAGGTTAATGGACCGGGACAGGCGGTGATCAACGAGATCAGGAACCTCAAGCGCCAGGCCACCGCCATCCAGGGGCCGATGTCGCGGGAACTGATGAACGTGCTGGGCCACATGTCCCACTACATCTGGCGCCGCAACGATACCCTGGGGGGCCCATCCAACTCGGTGGGCTGGATGACCACCCATGCCTCCAAGGAAAGGATGCTCGCCTACTTCAAGGACTATTTCGAGCGCGGCCTGATGGGGGTCTACTCCATGGATACCA